GAACTGGACATCTGATCAGATGGTGGAAATTTTACTAAGTGAACCTGATGATTTCCTGAAAGTCAGAGAAACTCTAACAAGAATTGGTGTGGCATCAAGAAAAGAAAAGAAGATATATCAATCATGTCATATACTGCATAAGCAAGGAAGATATTATATTGTTCATTTTAAAGAATTATTCGCACTTGATGGTAAGCATGCAAATTTAACTGTAAATGATGTACAAAGACGTAATCGCATCATTCAACTTTTAGTTGACTGGGGTTTGGTTAGTATTATTAGTCCAGACAAAATACAAAACATAGCACCTTTAAATCAGATTAAAGTTCTGTCTTATAAAGATAAGGGTGAATGGATATTAGAGACAAAATATAATATCGGAAGTAAAAAGAAAAAGACCGACTAGGCATTTCTTTTTGTTAAGAAATCCTGACATAGGTATAAATTCTTTGATACATAATAATGAGTATATAAGGAGACGATGCCTATGCACAATCCAATATCATTCAACAATTTGAACTCTTGGGTTCCTTTCAATTTATCCAACTCAGACCCAATCGATGATTACTTTGAGTGTATTGTTGAATGTAAAGACGGGGACAAATCATGTGCATTAGAATGTAGAGCACTTCTAGAATAGGAGAAAACCAATGAATCCTTAGAAAAAAGGGGGGGTTAACCACCCTTCTTTTTTTTGCGTTTTATGGTTAAATAGTATTGGATGCCGAAAGGATCCACATTAAACACTCGCTTACTAAGGAGAACTATGAACTTACAAAGGTATCACTCTGCAAACTTACCAGAGTTGATGAAAATAATTTCAAAGAACGGTATAGGTATGGATGATTATCTAGACCGATTTTTTAATTCTTACGAAACCACAACAAACTATCCACCCTACAATTTAATTCAGGTAAATAATGTTGAGTCATTGCTTGAAATTGCACTTGCTGGATTCACTAAAAAAGAACTTAAGGTTTATACTGAATATGGAAAACTTATTGTTGAGGGACAAAAAGAAACTAAGGAGACAGGATCCGAGTATGTCCATCAGGGATTGGCTCAAAGATCTTTCTCAAGAGCCTGGACACTATCAGACGATGTTGAAGTCAGAGAGGTTCAATTCAAAGATGGACTCCTTACCGTTAAGTTGGGTAAGATAGTACCAGATCATCATGCAAGAAAAGATTATCTTTAATGGTTAAAGGATACGATTTATTTGGATCACATGGAAGAGACTTGCCCACTCCTCATGGTAGTGGGGCAAGACCCATGTATGCTGACATGGGTAAGTCATGTAGACCAGATCCAAATCGAAAGATTACTTACCCTCATGTTGTTGCCCTGTTTACTTTAGACTCGCACAATACCAGTTACTTTTATAAAAGAGAGGATGGCACATACTACTGGCATCATTGTCGTAAAGATAAGGATGATGTATATGTGGATGCTGATGAGTTGCAATTAGATCTTCTAGGAAATGATCCGATTCTAAGCACAGAGTATATTATGAAAGCAATTTATTAGGGTTGACAAACTTCCAACTTTTTATTATACTATATACACAGACAGGAACAAATTTATACTAGTTCCTTCAACCTAAACATAAAAAAGGTTTCATGATTACATTAACAATAGAAGAGCATATTGTAATGCTCGCAAAGCAACTCCATGCACAAGGAGGAACATCTACAGATATATTATTACCATTCTATAATGGTTTAGTAGAAAAAGTCGGAAATAAATTTGTAAAGCAAATTGAACCAGTATTTCTTCAAAGAAATTCAAAAGAAAGAACTATATCAGATATCTTTAATCCTTTTTTCTTACAAAAAGACAGTTACGGTAGGTATACTCTTTATAATCATGATGCTGCTAATCGTGGTAATATGATTATTGTTTCTACAACTGAATTTAAAGATTGTTTTGGAAACGAAATTAGGTCTTGGCATCCTTATCAGATTAATGGTAATACATTAATAGTATTATTAACACAGATATTAAATGATGAGGCAAAAATTCAGAAAAATGTTTCATTCAGAAAAAGTGATTTATTACCAGAAGTAGGTGAAGAATTAAAATATGAATTAATTGTTATTAATGATAATGATGATTTGAATAGAATTTACAACGATATTGATAATACATCTTCTTCAAAATCAAAGGCAGATAACTATACATCTGTTCTTGGTGGATTTGGTTTGATGAATGTAACAAACGGTAATTCAAACTTACGTAAATGGGCACAATCAGAAATGGATGGCCCTATTAGTCTAATTGATAATATCGGTGTTCCAAAAAAAGTACAAGACATGGCAAAAACTGTTAAGCCATATTTACCATTTATCATAGACCTTGATCCTAAAACTGATAAGATTATTAGTAACGCTGGTAAATGGAGTCGAGTTTTCAAAGCATATTGTCTTGACATTACTGCTTATTCTAAGAAAAATCGTCATAAAGGATTTAGATTTAGTGCCTATATGGATAGACTTGAAAAAGCAATAAAAATTCTTGAAGATAGTAATGTTGAAGAATATTGGCAAAAAAAATTATTTCCTAGTAGACTTCCAACAGGTCATTCAAAGATAAATTGGAAAGGAAAAAAAGTTTTTTCTGAGTGGATAAGACACCCTCAAGCAAATGTTTTTTCATTAGAGTTTAACGCAGTTGATTGGATTTTATGGGAATTATTTTCCTTAAAATGTGATGTTGGTGACACTATCCAAGAACTTAATATTTACGTTAAGGGTGGAGGCGAAACTGCAGGTGATGATAGAATGCAACATCAGTATAAAGAATTAAATTTCTTAAGATTAGTATTCATCTATGCCATGAGTCATGGAGTTGATAAAAGATTTTCAGTAGCAGATTTAATGGATTGGGCAGATTCAACATCATTGTTTGACTATCCAAGAGATTGTTATGTTACTAAAAATACTGACTTTATTAAATTGGGATCTGTAAAGAACAGAGGAAGAATTCCTACTTTACGATCAGTTTTAAAGCAATTTTTCTATTCTTAAAAAAAGGTGGGGGTATTACTACCCCTCTTTTTTATGTTTTGTGCTTAAATAGTAATGTCGCCTTCGGGGACACAATTCACACTCGCTTACTAAGGAGAACCATGACTAACATACAGAGATATAGTGCTTCAGATCTTCCAGAATTAATGGAGAAGATCGCAAGAAACAGCATAGGGTTAGATGATTACTTCCAACAATTTTGGAATACAAATACAAATGCTAATTATCCACCATACAATATCGTCCACGTAAACAACGTTGAATCTAGATTAGAGATTGCACTCGCAGGATTCAAAAAGAAAGAAGTTAAAGTTTACACCGAATATGGTAAGATATTCGTAGAAGGAACTAAGGAAAAGAAAGAAGAAGAAACTTATAGTCACAAAGGACTAGCACAGAGATCATTCTCAAGGCAATGGTCACTATCTGATGATGTCGAAGTTAAAGATGTAACTTTTGCAGATGGACTTCTTACAATCACATTAGGTAAGATTGTTCCAGAACATCATGCTAAAAAGGTATATCTTTAATGATCAAAGGATACGATCTATTTGGAGATCATGGGCGAAACTTACCCACTCCTCACGGTAGTGGGGCAAGACCCATGTATGGTGACATGGGTAAGTCATGTAGACCAGATCCAAATCGTAAAATTGAATACCCTCATGTTGTTGCTCTGTTTACTCTTGACTCACATAACACGAGTTACTTCTTTAAAAGAGAAGACGGTACATACTACTGGTTACATTGTCGCAAAGGAAAAGATGATGTATATGTAGATGCAGATGAGATGCAATTAGATCTTTTAGGAAATGATCCGATTTTGAGTACAGAGTATATCATGAAAGCAATTTACTAGGGTTCTTGACGAACCCTTTTTTTGTGGTATAATATAATCGTCAGAGAAATACTGGCTGCGGTTATGCCCTTTGGTAGGTTCAGCATAAGCGGCTATAGGAATCTACCACTCTAATTAAGATTAACTATGAGCATAAAACTTGCACTACTAAAATCTGGAGAAGAGGTAATTGCTGATATATCAGAGTTTCGTCAAGAAGAAACTGATATATTGGTATCTTATCTTTTTAGAAAACCATATTGTATTAAGATTAAAACATCTAGAGTTTTAGTCGAAGAAGAAAGTAAACCAAAACATGAACTTGCTTATTACAAATGGATGACATTATCTAAGGATGATGATATTATTGTAAATAAAGATTGGGTGGTTTGTATTACAGAACCACTTGATTCTGTTAAAAAAAATTACGAGGAAAAAATGAATGGAAGACGATCTAATGATACAGACGGAACTAGCAACAGATCAGGAAGTGGAACCAGCAAATACGATCCAAGTCTTGTGCTTAGTGAATCAAATGATTCTAATAGCGGAAATTGATGAAGTTCTCGCAGATATTGGTCAACCTGATTGTAAACTAATTAACCCATGTGTTATAATAGATGGGAAAATTTCTAAGTGGATGTCTGATCTAACTCCTAATAAAGAAATGTTTATGAGTTCTGACAAGATATTAACATTAGTTGACCCAACAAAGAAATTACTTGA